TGCCCCACTCTCCCATGAAGCTCAGTACCAGAGGAATACTGAAAAGCAAAGTCAGCCATTCGTCCTTCCACGAGCTTTGGGATGCCCTCATAGCAGCTAAGTCCCAATCAATCTCACCTGTTGCTTCTTTCATCCTTATAGTAGCTTCAGCCTTTTGTATGGCTGTCTTACCCTCTATGTAGGAAGATGCTAAACTTGATACTGAACTAAGTATTGTTCCTATCATTATACGCAGTCACAATCGTCATGGCACTTCTTGTTCCACAATGCACACCATAATCTTTTAAAATACTTTCTCATCGTTCTTCCCTCTCCATTATCTTGGGTTCTGCTTTCTCTGCTCCCATCCATATGGCGAAAGATCCTGTCATCGCCCCAGTAATCACTGATATTAGTCCTGCCTGTTGTGTGGTCAACTCTGGCTGACTCAAAGCCCATTCTATACAACGAATGTAAACTCCTGTCATCACTAGCATCATAAGTCTTGGGAGTATTCGCCATCTGTCAAGTGTCTCTGGAGTCATTTTTATCTTTATCCTTTATAACTTCCTTTACCCAGTCCCCATTTTCTCCTGTTTGTTTACAATACTCACA